CAAGCATCCTCTGTGTTTATACCCGCCCTTGAGCACGCCGATAACGATATTGCTAAGGCTATCCTACTTCCAGGTTTACTGGGCGGAACGTCGGACAGCTCATCTGGAAGCTTTGCCCGGTCTCAGACACACTTCGATATGTTCATGCTGGTAATTCAAGCATTGCGCAACGAGCTTGAGAATACCATTGTACAGAAGCAGATCATTGAACCATTGGTCGACATGAATTTCAGCGGAATTACTGAGTATCCCCAGTTTCGGTTCAACCCTCTTGAGATTAAGGATATTGTCAAGCTCATGGAAACATGGGGTAAGCTGGTCGCCGATAAGACGGTGAGCAAGCAGCCTGAGGACGAGGCTTATATCCGCGAGCAGATGGAGATGCCTCCGGTGAGCGACCTTGAGCGCTCGACTGCCATACTGGACCAGGCTACTCCACCTCCTCCAGGAGCCGCTGGAGGCGTTAACCCTCCCCAAGCTGGGCAACCTCCGCCTCCGGGGGGTTCAGCGCCTCCAGCGGCTCCTGTGACGCCCAACGGCCAACCGCCAGCGGCAGCGGTGTTCTCAATAAACACCATGCAGCGCGAACCAAACCAGTATGAGACCCATATTGACTTTGCTACTGTGGAGAGTTCTTTCAACACCTTGGAGATTGCGGCACTATCGCGCCTTAAGGAAGCGTACACTGGCATGAAGGATTCGGTGGTTAAGTTCGTGCAGAATAACTATGACATGCTCGGACCCAAGATTGCTGGACGTATTGGATTGCGTAATCTTAACCAGGTTCAAAGCGCAATGCGCGAATTGTTGCGCAGTGCTTTTGATGCAGGGGACTCACAGGTCCGCAAGGAAATACCAAAGGCATTTGCCGCCAAGCCGGTATCGGGTTTCGCTCCCCAAGAGGCTTTGGACTATCTTAAGCAGAAAGAGGTAACATCGGTTGCTACGGTGAATGACCGCCTGCTGGGGCAGATCAAGACAACACTACTCACAGCATTACGAGGACAGAAGACTTCTGGGGAGGCGATGGATGCCGTAACCCAACTATTCGCGCCATTGATTGGCGAGTCGCCTGCATACGCTGAGACGGTTGTACGCACCAACCTGATAGACGCCTACAACCAGGGGCGATTGACGGCGATACGCGACCCGGATGTTTCCGCTTACGTCGCTGGGGTGGAGTACAGTGCAATCATCGATTCACGCACCACTGAGCTATGCGCTCACTTGGATCAGAAGGTGTTCAAGGTGGATGATCCGGATTTATCGCGTCTAACTCCACCCAACCATTTCAACTGCCGCTCGATATTGGTACCGGTGATGATTGACACTCCGCCCAGCGAATACATCAGCGCAGCGGATAAGGGTACAGCCATTGACATGGCGGGAGGATTTGCATGAAAGTCGTAGCTTTCATAGTTCTGTATGGACTACTAACCTTAGCATTGCTTACTGTAGGCGGGTTCTTTGAGAGTAAACCAGGAGAAAGTAAATGACTAATGACGCTAATATAACGCAGATGTTTTGGCAACCGGACTTGATAGCTCTTAATCATATTGCTATAGCAACATGTCCCGCTCATAGTTGCTTCATTGACCCTTCTAAAATAGATGCCATCAGTAAGGGGGAAGTTAAGATTAGCAACAAAGAAACTGGAGAAGAATGCTTTCTGTTGGCCACTTACGTTAGTCTGTCTACTGGCAAGGGTCTGTGGGTGTCTAACGAACCGCAGCAGGTGAATATGCTTCGCGCCAAGGCGCTAGGTAAAGCGCCCGTAATGCTGGAGCCGGTGAAATGAATACCACCGCCGTTAACCTAAAAGAGTTATTGAAGCCCTCACCCCTGCCGCAATTCCGGGTGAGGGCCATTCACCAGATTGAAATAACTTCGATGTGTAATCTGCGATGCAAGTATTGCACTCACCCGCATATGCCGCGTGCTAAGCAGCATATGGATTTGACGACCTTTGAAGCTGCGCTGACTTGGGCCGCTCGGTTCTCGCAGAAATACGGGCAGCAAGAGTTGAACCTTGCGGGCATTGGGGAATCCACCATGCACCCTAACTTCATTGAGTATGTATACCGCGCTCGAGAGGCGGTGGGGGACAATGTGCGCTTGGTACTAGCCACCAATGGCCTGCTGCTAACGGAGGAAATGTGCCGTGAACTCGCCCCGTCTAAGATATGGATATGGGTATCACTTCACAGACCAGAGAAGGCAGGCCCGGCAATAGAAGCAGCCAAGAAGTACAGTTTGCTCAAGGGCTACAGTTCGGACCCCTCTTTGGCAGCGATTGATTGGGCTGGTCAAGTAGAATGGCAGGTAACAACCCCCGTTAAAGGTTCGCCCTGTGATTGGGTCCCTAATGGGCGGGTAATGGTGATGAGCGATGGGCGTATTACGGCATGCTGCTTAGACTCAAAGGGGGAGGATGGCGTACTAGGCAGCGTGTTCGACGATGTGGAGAAACTGAAGACGCACCCTTACTCAATCTGCGGAGCTTGCCACCTCAAACTCAACATTCCGGGGTATGAGCAATGATCTTCCCCCGCCCCATAACGCAGATCCACGAGATTGAGCTATCCAGCCGCTGCAACCTGGCTTGTATCTACTGTCCTAACCCTACCATGGAGCGGGAGAGGTTAGACATGTCGGTGGAGACGTATGCGCAGTCTCTTAGCATCGTTAAGGATTACTGCGACGCCGGTACGCAGGGGGAGCTGGCGTTAACCGGGCTTGGAGAAGCATTGCTTCATCCTTTATTCGCTGCAATGCTGCACGCTGCGCGCGGAGTCATAGAAGATCGCCTCCTCACCTTCTCCACTAACGGTATTTTGCTGACCGATGAATTGCTGGACCAAATCAAACCAGCGAAGCCGATCATATTCGTGTCGTTACATCGGCCCGAGGTTGCTGCTTTGGCCATTGAACGTTGCAAGAAGCACGGTATGCAGGTTGGGCACAACCACTCCTTCGCCACGTCGTCGCTCAACTGGGCAGGTGACGTCGAGTGGGCCGTGTCACACTCTCCCACGACCTGCGAATACCTTCGCTCTGGCTGGGCGGTAATAAGGGCCGATGGAACGATTGGCACATGTTGCTGGGATGCTGAAACTAAGGTCAGCAAGATAGGAACGGTGTGGGATAACCCGGCAGCCTTGGTGACAGCACCACATGAAGCGTGCAGAAAATGTTCCTTGATGGTTCCGGAGGTGGCCGCATGAATCCCTATCTAACCGTGTTATCTCTATTAGTTGTAGTTGTTGGGGTGGGGCTATTCCTTAACGGTATCTTCAATCTTACTCCGAACCGTGAAGACAATATTTCTTCCGGTACGGATGTTGACGGGGGAGGAGGTTTATGAATCCCCGCAGCGTAATACAAAGTATTCGGTTAGCCGCGAAGCATATACTCATTACCACAGGTGAACCACCTAACCGCCTACCTCTGACAAAAGAAGTATATGTGAAGTTGCTAGAGGAGATTAAAGAACTTAACCTCTCTAGCAGTATTCGGGGCAAGACTGACGCAGATCACTTTGACGGTATGAGAATCGAGATTGTCCCCAGTGTCAACAGTGGGAGCACTCTGCGGCTTGGGGCATACAGCGGCGAATGCAGGCATTGAGAAAGGAGAATTAGATGCCCAGTAAAAAGACAGATTTGGGTTCTCATCGTTTAGATGGTGTTGAGATATTCGCTACCGGAACACACAACGGCGATGTGTTTAACGAAGCGGACCTTGACGAATTTGTAACGTCGTTTGGAGCATTGGACTTTAAGCCTCCGCTCAAGCAGGGGCATATGAAGGACATCCCGGGGCTGCCCGCTCTTGGGTACATGGATAATGTTCGACGCATCGGCAAGAAGCTGGTGGCGGACTTTGCGGATATACCTACTGTGGTGATGGACGCCATACGGCGCAAGTCCTATAACGGTATTTCCATTGAGACATACAACGATTTTGTTAGAGCTGGTAAAAAGTACGGTAAGGCCATTAAGGCCGTGGCGTTGCTCGGGGCAGACATCCCGGCAGTCGCAGGATTAGCGCCACTCAGTTCCCTGTTTGACAACGACGAGTCCGAAGTGACCGTCAAAATCTATGACTTCGAAAGTGAAGACGAGGACAATGCAATGACCAAAGATGAAATGGATGCCGCCATTGCTGCGGCAGTAACCAAGGCGGTGCAGCCGCTTCAAGCGCAAGTAACTGCCTACGAGGCGAAGCTTACCACTGCTGCATTAGAGCATGAAACAACGGTTACGGGTCTGAAGACTGCGCTGGAATCTTCCAACCAGACCATCGCCCTGTTGTCGGATAAAGACCGTCAGTATACCGTGAACAGCAAAGCCAAGGCTTGCGTAGTTCCGGCATTCCGCGAGTCCCTCACCAACCTGTACTCCATAGCCCTGGATGTGCCGACTACCAAAGAGTTCTCCGTTGGGGACAAAAAGGTCGCCGCTGTTGCTGTGGTTGATCAGTTGGTTGCTGATATTAACCAACGCGCTGCCAAGCTGTTCAGTGAAACAGGCAAGTCTGAAGTAGAGCGCAAGGAAGGGGATGAGGAGGACGACGCTGGTGAAGAAGTGCAACGCCGTATCGCCAAGTACCAGAATGATAACAAAGGCACTGATTATCGCACCGCCCTGCACGCTGTACTTGGTGCCGACAAAGCCCTCAAGACCCGCTACGCAGCGGTTCAGAACTAAGGAGTACCCACAATGAGCAATGCAAACCAAACGCTCACCGCTGTTGCGTCGGGCGATCTTTCCGCCAATCAATATTACTTTGTGCGCTATGCCGCACAGGATGTGGTGTACTTGGCCAGCTCCGGCGGTGCCATGGCGAACATCGGCATATTGCAGAATCAACCAGCGAATGGCGAACACGCCTCTGTTGTTTGGCTGGGCTCTACTTTCGTGAAGGTTGGATCATCTGTCAGTGCCAATGACATGCTAATGTCCACCGCAGGCGGCACTGCTACCACCGCAGTGAGTGGTCAGAATATGCTGGCCCGTGCTCTCACGGCAGGTTCGCCCGGTGATATCATCCCGTGCGTTGTGTTCCCTGTTGTGCAGCTTGCGCGCTAAAGCGCTCACCCAATAAGTAGGAGAATTTGAAATGAGTAACGGCGTTCATATTGATGTACCCTTAACTAATCTGGCGGTGCAGGCATTCAACACCAACCAGAATTACGTTATCGACAAGGTATTCCCGGCAGTGCCTGTGGCAAAGCAGTCCGATCTGTATTATACGTTGGACCAAGCGAGCTTCATGATTGTCCCTCGCACGCTGCGCGCACCAAAGACCAAATCTAACCGCATCGAGTTCCAAACCAGTTCGGATTCTTACTTCGCCCATCACTATACGTTGGCCGATGGTAATGCCATTGAGGACCTGGCTAACTCCGATGCGGCTATCATGCTGCGCGAGACCAGCACCCTTGCTGTGGTGCAGGGTCTTCTGCGGGATCGTGAGGTCCGGGGCTACAACAAAATCGTGTCTAATGTCTCTTCTATTGCGCGCTACACGGGGGCCAATGCCTGGGACGCGGTCAACTCAGCAGATATCATAACTCCGGTACGGGATGCTAAGAAGTATGTTCGCGGTCAAACTGGGTATGTCCCCAACTCAATCATCATTGATTGGGACAGCTATGATTATGCGACCCGTAACAACCTGGCATGGGCCAAGCTGCAATACACTCAAGCGGGTGGGCAGTTGAGCCTTCAGCATCTGAAGCAGCTCTGGGATGTTCAAAATATCTACATCTCTGATTCGCAGAAGAACAATGCCAATCGCGGCGCAACGGGTAGCTACACCAGTGTCTGGGGTGCTTCTTGCTTCGTATACTACGCGCCTCCGGTTGCTGCGACGTTGAAGACTGCGGCATATGGGCTAGGTATGCAGTGGCGTCCTGATGGGATACAAGCCCCTATGACTGTTGGCCGCCAAACATTCTCCGGCCCCGGTACCGAGAATGAAGAGGTTATCGAAGCTGGGTATTTCCAGGACGAGAAGGTTGTTGCTTCCGCTCTGGGGTACATGATCAACACTAAGTCTGGCACGCCCTGGTAAGAACGGAAGGGGACATAACATGTTAAAGACATACTCGTCCCCGGACGTTGTAGAGCCTCTGGCTCTTGGTGAAATAATCCGCGCACAAGTCTTCCGCCCTTTACCGGGCGGAGGCTACCCTCAAGAGGGTGAAGACCTTTGCGTTGGTGATCTCATCGTAACGACCGGGTTAAACTATCTAACAACGCGCATACTAAATGGGGACAGTGTGGCTTCTGCCATGGCCTACATGGCGGTCGGCACTGTCTCTACGGCAGCTTCTTATACAGACACAGGATTAACAGGAGAAGTAAGTAGAAAGACTTTCTCGGGATCGGTAAGTGGCAACATCTTTACGGCAGTAGGCTGCTGGGGAGGGGTTGCAGATAGTGTTACATCGCTACAAATTTCAGAAGCTGGCTTATTTAACCATGCCGGTAGCGGGCAGGGCACTATGATGCAGCGAGTAACACTCTCTACATGGACTCCTGCGAATAGTGATGTACTTAAATTGATTCTTCAGACCAATGTAGGCAGCCGTTGATGATTTGTCTTAGAAGAATTATGACAGGGAGTGAGGGTAAATATAAGGGGTGGTGGAAGATGGATGTTGTGGCGATTATCGCGGGAATTAATGGAGACTACTGATGGCATTTAGAACAGACAACCCATTGCAGACAGGCTTTGCCCTTGCGATTTCAACCGCTAAGCAGCAAAGGATCAATCTCTCCGAGTGGCAGATCAAACTTACCCAAAACATCAGCGGCAAGGATACCGTGAACTTGGCGCAAAGCCTGACGAACGACATTGCCGTATTGAATACCGTGGGCGCTATTCCCGGCATGGCTGCGTACGCGCAATCCCAATATAACGATCCCGCCTATGATATTGCGGCTGGATTCGTAGCGATGGTTTCCGCGTTGCAGGCGTGTCTTACATGGCTGGCCGCCAACATCCCTTCTAACGCCGTATCAGTTTCTAATGGTCTTGAAGTAGGCGCAAGTTACCCCCCGGCCCAGACAACGGCGCTTTTAACTCTGGTGACGGCAGCAATTGCTACGATAGCCTGATATGGCAGTCGCTGATTTTCTGATAGTAGGTGGCGGGGGTTCTGGCGGCGGCGGCCCAGGCGGCCTTCTCGGCGTGCACCGCGTTCAGGCGCGTCTCGCGCGACGCGGCTCCGGCAAGCGTGCGTCCCTGCAGTCGCGCGATCAGCGCCTCGGCCGCCTCGCGGGCATCGCCGCAGACA